ATGGCAATAAGCATGTCATGGGGTGATGAGATGCAACAGCAGCAAATTGTTTTGCCAAAAACACTGCAAACTGAGATGATGAAATTCTTCTTTGAAGCCGCCGTGCGCCGCGCCAAGCAAGAACAGCTTGAAGCGCGTTTGTCAGAGCAAAATGACAGGGGCGAGAGCGAATGAGCACCGGAATTTACGTGCGAGTGTCGACCGAGGAACAGGCCAAAGAGGGCTACTCCATTCGCGGGCAGCAGCAAAAACTCGAAGACTATGCGCGCATCAAAGACTGGCCGATTCACGATGTTTACACTGACGAGGGCATCAGTGGAAAAAACATCACCGAGCGGCCGGAAATCAAGCACCTGATTGACGATGTGCAGGCCGGGCATGTGAAAAACGTGCTGGTGTTCAAAATTGACCGCCTCACCCGCAGCACGGCAGATTTGATTTATCTAGTAGACTTATTCAACGCACATGGCTGCGCGTTTAATTCACTGATGGAAAGCATTGACACGCACACAGCCTCGGGGCGCATGTTTTTGAAAATCATTGGCATTTTTGCGGAATTTGAGCGCGAAAACATCGCAGAGCGCATTATCTTGGGTCGTGAGCGCAAGGTTAAGGAGGGCTACACGCTTTGTTCCCACACCGCAAGCTATGGTTATGACCGCCCAAAGGGGCAAAAGATTCAGACCATCAATGCAGACGAAGCGCAGGTTGTGCGCGAAATTTTTGAGCTGTATGCCAACCAAGGGTTGAGCATCACCGAAATTGCGCGCAGACTCAATCTGCGCGGCGTGCCAACCAAGCACAACAATAAATGGACAACGCAGGGCGTGCGCAATATGCTGAAAAACAGCAACTACATGGGACATGTGCGCCACCACTACGAGAACGCACAGCGAGCCTACACCGTGCAGGGGCAGCACGAGCAAATCATTTCACAAGCACTGTTTGACAAGGCACAGCACCGCTTAACGAAAAACCCAAGCATATCGCCACGCAAGCAGCCCCGCGAGGAAAATTACTTCACCGGGTTTCTGGTTTGCGCCAACTGCGGCCATAAACTGCATGCGCACAACATATATTCTAAGCTGGCAGACGGCACAACAAAATTCCGTGGATACTATGGCTGCGGCAACACCGTAGTTGGCGCGTGCAACGCAAGCGAGATGAGCGCACTAAAGCTGGAACGAGCATTTAGCGAGCACCTCACCCGCTTTGCGGACTTTGAAGGCAATGCAGCTGTTGAACAAGATGCCCAAGCGCAAACGCAGCAAGAAAGTCGGCAGCAAATCGCAATTTGCGAAGAAAAACTGCGCCAAATGCAGGCAAAAGCACGCGAGGCTTTGGATTGCTACGCAAACAGTATCTTCAGCGTTGAGGAATATTGCCAAGTGAAGAAGCGCATGAATAGCGACCAAGAAATGCTTTGCGCCGAGCTACAACGTCTGCGTGTGCGCGCAGAAGAAATGCCCCATCACAAACTTGAAATTGCCAAAAGCTTGCAGGAAAACTGGGATGGCCTCTCTTATATAGAAAAGCGCATGTTTCTCATGCAATTCGTTGAGAAAATCGTGGTGGAAAATGAGAAGACTGGAACAGGACTTCACGACAAGCAAGTGAGAATTTTTGAGGTTGCATTTGGCGGGGCAAAATAGCAAAACCGGGGAACGTCAATGACGTTCCCCGGTTTGTTAGTGTTTATTGGCCAGCAGCAGCGCAGTGCTTAAGTCGCGCTCCAGGCGGGCAATGCGTTTGTCTTTTGCGGCATTTTGCATTTGCAGTTTGGCAATCACTTCATGTTGCGCTGCCTTGAACTCCAGCAGCAGACGCTGGGTTTCAGTATGCCCATCTTCCGAGCACTTTCTGGCCTCGGCGCGCAGGCGTTGCGCGTGCAACATTTGCTTGATGATATATCCCAGCCCGCTGCTGCCCATCACGGCAATCACGGTGCCAAGAGCAGCAACCACGGCATTGAAATTATCCATTTTGCTGCCCCGTTTCCAGTGCATCCAAGCGTGTTTCCAGCTTGGCAATTTTGATGCCGAAGCTATTGTGCTCATCCACTTTTTGCTCAAGGCGAGCCAAGCGATGATTGGTCATTGCGCTTGCCCCAAATGCACTGACCACTGGCCCAAGCAAGGCAATGACCATCAACACGTAATTCGTCATTCAGCCTCCCTTGGTGGCAGGTGCAGCCGGGTGCCAATCTGCATACGCTCGGGCACAACGTCGGGATTCAGTGCAGCAATTTCCTCCCAGCGCAGTGGACAGCCCAGATGTATTTGGGCCAGTGCCCACATGGTGTCGCCCCGCACAACAGTGTGCTGCGAAAGCGTGTTCGGTGTGCTGAGCACAGCGGTTTCGTTCATCTGTTCACCGGCCGAGAAGCAGGCAACCGTTTGCACAAAACTCGCCCAATGCGGGCGAATATATTGCGGACAAATCTTGCGTGAAAAATCAAAATGTTGCCACAAATCAAGCGCCGGCTCAAGCGAAAGTTCTTGGCACAGCCACGCACAAAGCAGCGCAGTTGCACGCGTTGTTTCGGCGTGGCTACCAATGGCCTCAATGGCAATGGTATCCAAGTTGCCACCAATGCGCTGCCCCGGGCGGCGGCCGTCGCGGCGGGTTTGCCCGTCACCGCCATGCCAACCCTGTTCATCCAGCCGAAGGTTTTGCCAAATTTCGTTGCGCCACACATAATAATGCACCACCACACCGGCCATGTTGCCGTTGAAGGTTGCGCGGGTGTATTGCTCGGCGGCGTTGGTGCCGCGCGCCACAGTGATGTCGTTGGTGTTGTGCACACAAATGCCGCGCGCAACGCCGTTGCCGCCCAGCAATCTGCGGGGTTTCATGGGGCTGCCCTTGGGCACCCATGCAGCCACGTTGCGCGGCGCACGCATGTCATCGGGAATGATTTTTTGGTGCACCACAAACCTGTGCGCACCCACGGTGTGTGTCAGTATGTTATCGGGTTTAAGAAATTTTGCCATCGTATTACGACCTGCCTTTCAACAATTGTTGCACTTGAATGGATTTATCGCGCATGTCTGCGGTGGAAACATCAATGAGTTTTTCCAGGCGAAATGCCTCGTGATGGTCACCACGCTGCATGGCTGCAAGCCGCGCGACTTTCCAAACTTTCAGATTTTCTTCGGTTTGACGAATAGATTCAATTTGCTCTTGCACAAATCCGGAAAAGGATTTCCAAGGCATGGGCAATTACCTCCCCGGTTGCTCAAATTTCTTCCACAGCTCCAGCAGCTCAACATCCATTACCCGGAATGCCCAGTTCCAATTTGGGAATAACAAAAATACTTTGCGCCCATATGCAACTTTGGCGTACTCTATGTACGCCGTTGGTATATGATGATTTTTAAAATCCATGACATTCGACAGATCAAAATCGGCATCCCACGCAAATTCATCGGTAATGACATCGGAGCTAAAGTGTTCAACAGCTCGTGGATCAGTTGAGCATGTAATGGTGACCGTACCTGGCCTTCGCGTGGGTTCATGAACATAACGAATTCTAAGCTTAGCCGTCAACTGTTCCGGAATTTCAAAGTCGTCATTAAGTCGTAGCATTGCGCCGAATTCACGAGCATAGGTTTTGGAAATTGGTGGCAGAGAAAAATTAATTTGAATAATGTTAAGTATCCCGCTGCTATATGTACTGGAAAATACTCCTGGATCAAAATCCGTTACAGTAAACATAAAACTTATTTGGTCAATATACCCAGGCACAGACGGATCTTCAAGGTTATATCCAATTGCCGCCTTTAACTGGAATGAAATGCCCGGGAAATCACCAGCCGCAGTCACGATAGATGTGCGGATTGTGGTATTGTCCACGCAGTAGATATTTTCAACATCCGTTACCTCAAGACTCAGCGTTTGCCCATTATTTATAACCAGCTGCAAATCAGACATATTGGCTAACTCTTCGGCAAGAAAGCGGTTGCGCCCAGGAGCCCAAAAATGTCCTTGGCGGTGCGCAACTTGCCCAATCGTCGTCGTTGATGCATTAAACCCCAGCGTCCCGCTGCCGTGAAACCATTGTATGTTACTTTGTACAGTTGTTCCCGAATAATGCACGGTATCCATCGTTTGTCCAGCATCTGCGGTGAAATCTACGCCTTCGATGAGCCGGCGGGCGTTTGCTCCACCGCTGAACGTGCTTGGGCCGCCGGAACCAGAACCAACCGGCTGCCAGCCCTCGTGCGTGCGTGCGTGAAGCCCCACCTGATGAACCACTTGCTGTGCAATCACATTATTCCATTGTGCAAGCTCGCTGTTGGCAAGCGACACTGAACGAGCCGTGATTGAAATTTCATGCTCATCTTCAATTCCAACCCATTCATCGTTGCCTAAATAACGCTGCCAACTTTCGAGCTCTTGGTTAAATCTAAACTCTGTTGTTTCACTGTTCTGGGTTTTGGTTGCAATGAGATGCACACTTTCGCCGTCTTGCGCAAGGCTGGCTTGAACCGCCAAGGTTGCTTGTTGGCCTTGAAACATGATTTGGGCAGGTTCATTCTCCAGTGCTTCAGCCCAAAATTCGCCACCCATCACCGCAAAGGTAATGGGCTCATTGAAACGTTCGGGCAAGTCTGGGGCGAGCCGGCTCCAATTATATTGCGGCTCATCAAGCCAAGCGAAAGAGGTGCTAACGCTGTTGAGGTTTTCGCCTTCGTCCACAATGGTGAGGTCTCTGGACTGCGACAAGCTTTGCCAGCCCATGCCGCCGCCGAATAATACTTGGTTTGTGCTGCCGCCCGCAGGTAGCTGGCGAATTCCTTCAATGCGTTCATTCACTGCATCCAAGCCGGCGGTAAAATCAGCGGCCAAGTCGCCTGCTTTATCTTGCATAGCATCTTCAAGCGAGTCAATTCTTGTGTTGGTTTGATTGATGGCAGTTGTGTTTGCGCCAATGGCAAGCTCGTTTGTGCCAATGGCGGTTCTGTTTGCATCAATGGCAGCTTCGTTTGCGCGAATGGCAGTTCTGCTTGCGTCAATGGCAAGGTGATTGTGATGCACGTTGTCAATCACGGGCTGCAGCCAATCGTTCACAACGTTAGCGTGCACGGGGTCGGTGGTAATCATTCTGCGAATGTTTCGGTTATACCCGGGATTATTCGGCAGGGTGAAATTTTCTTGTGCCATGTTGTTGCTCTCCTTCTACTATTTATTCGGCTGCAAGGCCAATAGTTTGCCAGTACAGTACGCTTCCGCTGGCAGTAATACGACGCATCTGAAAACTTCTGGTATGTTGATTGGTTATTTGAAAAGTCGGTGGGTTATTCGTCCAAGTTGAATCAGCATTATATGGAGTAATGGTGACACTATAACCTCGATCTCTTTGATAAGCTTCGGGAAGTATAACTACTACTCGGTTATTCCGACTACTTCCAGAGCCAACATTTGTTACTTCTCCCCAACAAATCAACAATCTCCCAAGCCTCACATGACTCCACCAACCTGTGGGGCGTCGATATCCATCAGCAACTTGTGGATAGGTGATATTGTGTCCCGGCACTGGCATCAGTCCTGCAAGAGTTAGATTGGGATGCGCGTTACGATCTTGATTGTGTGTGCTTATCTGTTCAGTTATCTGCCTAGGGATGTCATGCGCACTTTGATCTTGATCGTGCCTGTTAATCTGCACGGGGATGTCGTGTGCACTTTGATCCTGATTGTGTGTGTTAATCTGCACGGGGATGTCGTGTGCACTTGGGTCAGTAAAGTGATTTAAGTTATCACTTGCGCGAAAAACAGCATGCGTGTTGCTTGCAATTTCCCCCAAAGGTCTGTTATACGTATCTGCATGCACACGTTCTTCCGGCGCGATTTCGCCGATAACATTCCGATATTCTGCCGATGGGTCGATAAGATTAGGTCTTGGCCCTACCGATATACCGATAAGATTGGGTTTTGGCCCTTCCATGTCGTTTCCTCTTTTCTATAAATTGTTTCGTAAACTTTCGTCAGTTGCTCAGATGAATGTACCCGTCATTGCGAAGCACAAACTTGCGCCACACATTAGCTTGGCCGTTTGTTTCGCGGTATTCCAGAATGTCTTCGTCCTCATTCACGCGCATGCCGTGCACGCCAACTTCGTCTGTTAAGATGGTGCGGTGCTTGTGAATGCGGTGCGTGCGCGGGTCAAGACGCACTTCCACATTGGCTGCATTGTCCACCGCGAAAACAAAGCTTGGTTTAAACGTCCAGTGCCTGTCGCGTCTGGGGGGAACGCGGGTGGGATTTTGAAATTGCGCAATGCGGAAAAGGAAATCGCCACCCTGCGGCCTGCTTGGGTCATTTAGCGCAAAAATGCCAATTTGCCTAATTTCATAACCTGTTGTGCAAACAACACAAGTTCTTGTCGGATTAAATGTGTGGCAGTTGCATTCGTTGGTAAGCTCCGCGTCAATGATGCCGCGCGGCCCGTCTGCCCTGAAGTTTCTTGGGTCAATTTGTTGCACAATCGGGTTTATTGCAGTCAATTCGGTTGGTGTGGGGCTTTGTGCAGAAGATGTGACGATGCGGGTGATAATTAGTCTTTTTCCCTCACCCTCCATCATTTCTTCTACATATTCTCTCCCCCTTCTGGTCAGTTCGAGCATAATATTAGCCATGATAACTAATCCTCCTTCTTTGGAAATTCAGAATTAAAGGCAAGTGCCCCATTAAAAGTACGAGCGCCATTAAACAAATTCACGACAGATTCGCCCCTGTCAAATATCTCATAGATCACATCTTCCACTATCCCTGCATGATAGTCTGTGGTTTCCACATCATAATCATCAATCAGGCTGTGGTAGATGAACGAAAGGTGCGACGGTTTAATTTCGCGCAGCACCGCAATGGCCCGCGCATGCTCATGCTGGGGCTGCGGGTTTTGGTCAAGCGAAAACGTCGCGCTTTCGTTAACATCCACTTGGAAGATATATTCCTTGAGAATGTGTTCATGATTTTTGATGAATTCGATGATACTCACAGGCAAATCAGGGTTACAGTCGTTGCAGTTGCCATCGCAGTTATCGTTGAGCAAGCTGCACAGGCGGTGCTCGATGTGCGCGGGGTTGATGGGTCCACGTCGCAACCGACGTTGCCGGATTTCTTCATGCGATGTCAGCTCATAAACAAACACCCACATGTCGCGCGCCCAGTGCAAAAATTTTTCTTCTTGCGGCGACAAAACCTCCCCCGGCTGCAGGTGCGGAAACGCAGCATGACGCAGCATATGCAACAAGCTTTCTGCACGGTCAAACTCATGCCCCATGCCTTCAAACAACGCTTTGGCAATTTCAGAACGGTTGTAAAAACCTTCGGTGACCATGCCCAGCATGCGCTTGGCGGATTGGCTGGTGAGATTCATTGGCTCAATCCTCCTTAAAGTGCACTTCTGTAAATACGGGGAAGCCACCTGGTTCGATCATAACATCTCCTTTATCCGCACAAATTTTCGGCGGAATTGGGCCCTTCCACGCAGGGGTTGGACTTACGCTGAGCCTTAGGCTGCGCAGGCTAAAGTTAATAATACCTTGCGTTTTGGCTAAAGCCGCGCTGACCATTGCCCGCTTGACTCGGTTGTCTACAAGCACATTGCTGTTGACCAACGTTGCATTGAGATTCTCCAACACACGTTTTTGCAGCAAATCTTTATCTCCTTCAACAATCGCTTGCACGGAAACAACAATGGACACTTGTTGAGGAGCCTCGACAAATAAAGTTGCCCCAATGGGCGCACGGCGGCGCATGCAATGGTTGGTGTGTCGGCAATCGCTGCATTTCACAAAATCGTCACGCTCTGGGTCAAATGCGATGCCGGAACATGCTGCCGAGTCACCATACCCGGGCCCCATGATGTGCCGATGCACCTCTTCACGCATCTCAGGAGGTGCGGGGTTGCGAAAACCATCGATAATAAACAGCCGCACTTGCCCGGCATCAATGCCTTCGCCGGGCGGGGCCTGCACATAGGCCGAACCAACACCCGGCACCTCCATGGCCCAGCGCACATAGTCTGCGTCGTTGCCTGTCCAGCTAATGCCGCGGCGCTTCATGTCCAGCAAACGTGCGCGCAGTTCGTCATCGCTTTCTGCGGGGATTCCGCCATAGGTGGAATCTTGGTTTGTGATAAACCGAACAGCCGAAATTGGCCGAGCCATGAGCTTAATCATGTCGCCCCGAACATTTCCAATAGAACCGCTTTCAACTGCACGAACAGGAATCATTGTGCCAAACGGCATAACTTCTGTTGCGGCAAGCGCGCACGGTGCACGTTCTTCGCGCATGTCTTGCCAAGTGAACGGCAGCGAATTGCATGGTTTCACGTCCGGTTGTTGTGATGACGCAAGCGCTTGCACCGCTTCATCAAAACTTTCTTGCGCTGCATTGAGCTGAATTGTCAAGCTATTGATTTGATTAACTTGCTCAACACTTTGTGCGACTCCCCCTTCGGTCTGCTTTAATGCGTTGAGTTCTGCACGCGTTTCAAAAAGATCTTCCTTTGCTTGGTTCAATGCTGCACGCGCTTGCGTTTGTTCTGGTTCATTGGCAGTGGCAACAAGCGACAAATGTTGTTCAAACGCCTCGATTAACGCCTGAACTTCATCTGTGCCTGTAAAAGGAAGTGTCGTCACAGGTTCATCGTTGCGGTACAACGTGAACTGTTTTGTTGCAGCGTTAATGGAAAACTGGTAAGCCGCAATATCATCAAAGTCTGTGAATTGCAGCCCCAATGCCGGCTGGCCTTGTGCATCGTTAAGCACCGCACCAAGTATTGCGTCTTTGGTGGTTTCAAAGAACACGCTTGGGTTGTGCTCTTGCGCTGTTGCAAACTGGGTGCCCTGCACAATTGCCGTGCCCGGCACACCAACCACCGTCACATAACCCGTGGCATGGCTTGCCGGGCGGCGATTCATGCCTTCCAAGTCGGCGTGATAATCCAACCACTCGTCATTGGCCCAATGTGGGAACATCAGCCGAATGGTTTCGTTAAACTGCACATCCATCAGCTGTGCTTTTTCCAACGCAGCCGGCCGCGTGAAATCCCAAGGAATTTGCCCTTCGGTTTTATCAATGTCCTGCGGCAGATGCTCCAGCATACGCGCATGGATTTTATCTGCCGATTCTCCCAAAAACGGGGGTGGATTGTATTCGTATGACATAATTGCCCCTTTCTATCGTCTAATTTCCGCGTCAATGGATGCGGAGTTGCCGTCATGCCCCTGCACTTGGCAAGTGATGTGCAGGCTATCTGCCTGCCAACGAAAATACATATTGTTGACCTGTTTGGTGCGCCCGGCAGGGTCTGCTAGCAGTGCTTCGGTGATGCTGCGCTCCACTGCGCTTTCCTGTGCTAGGCGGTCGGGTTGCGCAAAGGCTTGCTCAAACTCCACACCAATGTCGTCACCATAGGCCAAGTGCGCCCAGCGCTGAGTAAGAATCATTTTGGTGCACCAAAGCACCCAGGCGTCGTGCCCGCTGCCGTAAATCGGCTGCCGCTTGCCGTTGAGCACAAACTCGCCGGTTTCCAAGTTAAACAGCGGCGCGGGCAAATATCGCTGCTGCGTTCGCACTTGCTCCACTAGGGTTTCAGGCATGTCGAACACAGGAAATAACTGTTGCATCGCTTACCTCCCAATATTTGTTGCAGGATAGATGAGGTCAATCACGCAGGGTTCATCGCCAACCCAAGCCACCAGCACACGGTCGCCGGGTTGCAGCCAGCGAAACCTATCACCGATGAGCGTTACGTGCTCGTGTGGCTCATCACTGGGGTGGCCGTGGTCTCCATCAATCATCGTTGGCGGATGCGGCACCCCCATTGCGCAGGCAGCAAGCGTGTGATGATGATTGCCCGCGCGACCGTGGTCGTGATCGCCATCGTTTGCGGTTCTATAAAATTCATCGTCCACCGCCCCCCATTGCACGCTGCGGCAAACCATGTAGTCACTTTGCGGCACAGGGCAAGGAAACTTGTTGGTAACCAAGCTCATGTCGCTTTGAATTTCGCCGTAATCCAGCAGGGGCGGCTTGTCGTCCAGCTCGCACATGCGTGTTTGCAGCACACGCCCCAAGTAGTTCACGCCTTCGTTGCCCATGTTCACCGCTCCCTTCTTAAGGTTAGATTCATTTGTTTTTGCGTGGCTTGGTGGGTTACGCTTTCCACAAAAAAGAAGCCCCGAAGGCTTCCGGCTTGGCATTCAATTCTGTCGCCTTTGCGCAGCATGGGCAAGTCAAGCGCTGTGACTTGAATTGTCTCGCATGGCCTGCCCCGGCTGCGCAGCAGACTGTCGGCCTCGCGCCGCGCTTCTTGCAAGGTGTTGCTGTCGCGCCGCACAATTTCCTGCAGCACGCCAAAGCGCAAATCGCCGTCCACAGTAGCTTCAACGGGCGCGCGGCCGCTGTTGGGCTGGCGGCCCAAAATCTGCACCCGCGTTACCAATTGGTTGATATTCTGGCTGTCTTTGACTGAGATTGTGCTGTTTTCGTCCAAGCAATACACCGTGCTGTTGTTGCCGGGATTCATGATGTGCAGCTGTCCGCCGCGATACAGCGCAACATAACGTTCGCCGTGGCGGTCGTACACTTCTTGCAGCAATTTGGTGATCATGCCACTGACTGTTTCGCCGTTGAACGTCTTTTTCTCGTGAGTGATGCTTTGGTTCCAGGTATACGACAGTGGAATGGACCACGCCACACAAATATCACCGATTATCGCTTGGGTGGTCATTCCCGCGCGGTAGTAGCGATTGTCTTTGCTTTGCTGAAGCCGCACCAAGCGGTCATAGGCCACCAACGAAAGCTCGTTTTGGTCGGTGTAGCTCCAGTCCCAAACCGTGCCATCGAACATCAGTTGCCGTGCGCCGCCATTCCAGCGCGCGCTAATTTGAATGACACAATTAATTTTTGCCAAGCTCGCCAGCCGTTGTGTGCCCACCATGGCGTTGGCCAAGGTCAAGCTTGCCCGTGCGGCAAGCCCGCTTTCGTTGTCTTCCCATTCCAAGCTAATGAGCGCATCGTTGAGCAAATGCCGGGCGCCGGTTTCGGTAATCAGCTCCACGTCATACGCGATGGATTTGATGTTAATCATACGCGCCCCCTATCTCGGAATTTGCAGCACAGTGCCGGGGAAAATCCAGTGGCCATTGTTTGAGCTGCGCCCCTTGCGGCGCTGTGCTTCTGCCTCGATGATGTCACGGTTGGCGTTGTAGATACGCTGGTGCTGCGCGCCGTTGCCAAGATGCCGCTGGGCAATGGCCCACAGGGTTTCGCCCACACGCACGGTGTGTGTGCTGGAAGCAGGCGGGCAGGGGCGCGCGCCAGTTTGTTCTCCCTGCCCGCTAAGATGAATGCGCAGCTGCCGCGCTTGGGTGAAAGCAATGTTATAATCGAAATCGCCATAACCGCCTGCGAAATCCCCGCCAAAACTTTCGATGTACACATCAAGATTGATGGGTGTTTGGGTCACCAGCAGGCGCAATCTTCGGCCATCGCTTTGCCAATGGTGAAGCAATGCGGTAAGCAGCCGTGGGTCTTGCCATAGCCGCACATAGGGCTGTCGTCTGCGTGCCCGCCCGGGGAGTTTGCCGTCCCACGACACCGTGCTCAGGTCGTTGCCACTGGGCAGTTTCACATCACCCACGGCCATGATATTGTGGCTTTGCAGTTGCGCGCCGGTTTGCAGGCTAATGCTTTCCGGCAGCATGGGAAAACGCATGCGCTGGCCGGATTCCAGGCATGTTAGGTGGATATCCATATGTACCTCCTGCTGTTATGAAGTTGCCGCAAGCGGCATATTGATGAAACATTGTTGCAGCCTTGCAGCTAAATTATTCGCAATGGCATCAACGGTTTGTGCGGGACTGGCCGAGCCGTCTACGCTGACAGCGATGTTGATGTGCTCGACATTCACACCGGCTGTGCCCGTGCTGATTGCTGAGGACACCGTGCCACCGGGAGCATATTGCCGCACACCGAGCATCTCGCCTGCTTGTTGCCACAGCGCAAGCCCGCGGCCACGGCGGTTGCTGCTAAGCGGGATAATCGCCTCGGGACCGGCTTCGCCCACAAGGCCCATGTGCGGTCGGGTGACTAGGCCACCGTTGGCAAAGGGTCTTGGCGGCGGACTGGCAGCACGGACACTAACAGTAGGCTCGCAAGGGATTGGGCTTGTTGAGATTCGATTAGCTGACCACCTATTGCCCTCATGCCATTCGGCTATTCTTTCTGTATACAAATTCACAAGTTCACGATTGCCAGTACGATGTCGTCTAAGATTCCCGTACCGAAGTCTTTGCTCATAAACTTGCCGTTGCAAATCATCGATATTTTCATCTAAAGTTGGAAGTATGGTTGGAACTAATCGATATACACAATTCATTGTGCTAAAAGCATCTCTATACGCACCCGAAATTATGTTTCCACTCCAAGTCCTAGCTTCTGGACCTAAATTCGCAAATCCAGCAACCCTAATCAGACTATTCGCCTCCCTTAGGGTTTGGAGATGTGGAAGTTGATGAGGTCTAGAAGCAGGTTCTCTTCCTCCATACCTGCTATAATCTCTAAGAAAATTTGCACGCTCTTGCGGATCAAACTGCATTAGAAATATTTCTTGCATTTCTTCATCAAGTCGTGCAAAGAGCATCCTGAGATTTTGAGCCTCGACTTCTCTAGCTTCTTCTAAAATCCTTGTCAGCCCTTCTCTGGCTCCTATTTTTCTATCCCTTCTCCCCTCTAAGAATCCAATTGAATCTTGCATTCTTCTTTCTTCTTGATTCCACATGCGATTGACTCGTAAGCCAACTGTGAGAGTTGCCAATGCAGCGCCTGCATATAACCCGGCTGGTATTGCTTTGGTAAGCGTACCCCCTGACACAAGAGCCAATATTGTTCCTGCAATACCTCCTCCATACGTTCCCAATCTAAGCCATTCAGCTCTAATTCGATATTCTCGTTGTGCAAATTCACAATTGACTTCCCTTGCTCTAGCACTGTATTCTCTCGCTTTTAAAATCGTTGCTATAAAACTAACGTTTTTGGGCAAGACTCCTGTTTGGCTAGCGAGACTATAAAACTCAAGTACGTCATTTCTCATTCTTCTAGCTCGGCTTTGCTCTGCGTAATTTCCATCTCGGCTTCCCTGTCCCATAAGGTTTCCCCTCCCATTATAATAACGCACCCCAGGGCGCAATAATATTCAACCCAACCTCCCCCCTGCACGCACAAGGGGGGAGTTCTTACATTTTTACATCCCTGCCGGTTGTTTCGCCTGTTCTTCAAGGTCCTTCACGGCCGCCGCAAAGTAAAACGCCTGCTGGCCCTCGGGCAGCGCAAGCACTTGCGCGGGATCGTGCCCCCACTTCATCAGGCGATATAGCAAATAGCTTTTGCCGCCGGCGTCAATTAGTTTTTTGCGTAGTTCTCCAAGTCGGTGTTATCAAACCCCGAAAGTTCATCGATTTGCTCGATGATCGCATCTTTTTCACCGGCGAAAAACACCAGATCAATCACGTCATAACCATTGATGAGGTTGTATTTTTGCAGCACAGCGGGATTATCCCACAGCAGCTTCTTATATTCCTCGGTGGTGGCGGTGTAGATTTTCAGCGAGCGCAACAAAGCATAGTCTGTTTCGCCTTCAATGCGCGGAAAGCGCTTGCCCGCCGGGTTGTCGTGATATTTGGTGGCGCGCTTGCGGCAAGCCAGTAGCTCGCGCTCATCCAAGGGGCGCACATCAAACTTGAAGTATGTTTTGCCGCGGCGATTCACGTGCAGTGTTTTCTTGATTTCGTCTACGTTGTCTTTTTCGCTTTCGGCAGCAAACAGACCTCGCAACAATTCATCTTCGCGCATAAGCAGCTCTTCTTTTTCGGGAATTGCCGCACCTTGCTGTTCTTCGGTGGCGACTTCAATGTCATCATGAATGATATTTTGCATATTGGGTCTCCTTCTTACTTTGTTTAGCTAAAGCTTTGAATCATCTCGGGTGTGGCATTCACACGGAACGACCACGAACGCTTGATGATTTCGCCGGGGGTGAGATTTTGCAGGTCAATGGTGCCATCCGGCAC